CATAATTTCACTCTTCTCATGTGTAGTTTGTTTATTTTTCTATCAAAATATTTAACACATATAATCTTACCAATTAAATCTCGTATCTCAAAATTTCCTTGAATATCATCTGGTTTGTTATCCTCTATCACATCTAGTTTTTCTTCCTGTTCTGCCACTCTACGAAGTCCACTTTTTTTAACTAAACTCTCTGAAAAACTCTCAATATCAAACATATCTAAATCATCCATACAAACTGGTCTTGACTTATAGTTGTCAATAGATTGTCTATCTTTTAAATAACAAAATCTCACAGAAATATGATTATTTTCTGGAAAATATTTTAGAATCTTATATATGATCTTCATGTTGAATAATCCCCCATGATGTAGCAATATATTTAGAACCACCTAAAGGTGGATTTCCTCGATGAGTATGTGTGAACGATGCTGGAAAAATTAGAACATCACCTGCAACTGCTTCCTCTCTTCTCTGTTGATATAAAAATTCAGTCTCTCCTCCCTCTTCAACATCATTCAAATATATCATCCATGCTATAGTCCTTACTGCATTATTCCATTGAGTGTTCTCTGCATGGAAAGCATGATAACCTTCAGTAGGATTTGTTTGTTGTAAAATAATATGTCCACTCATCCAATCCTCTCCTAGTTCTTTCAGATAAGGAAACTCTTCAAGGTACGAATCAAAACATCTAAGTAAACTATGATTAATCTCAGATGCTAGGTCTGGCCAGAATGGTTCAATCGCCATCTGTTTGTCAGTGCGATTGTTATGACGATTTGATTTCCAAGTTACTTGGTTGGTCGCTAACATAATTAAATTTGATAACAACTCATCACTTAGAGTGTTCTCATACGACCTAATGAATTCCATAATTTATGCGGGGCAAGTTGGAGGTGGAGGAAGTTTAGGAAAACGCAATCGCTTTTTCCATTTCTCTATGAAATCTTTTAACTTCTTATCCATAGTAGTTTACTTCGTAATCAAGACCATCATCTTCTGGTTGCCAATCAGTATCTTCTGGAAAGTCATAAGGACCGTCTAGTTTCTTTTGATGTTCTCTCTCATCTAGAACCTCATTGATAAGATCTTTTAATTCTACCTTGAGTGCGTCAGATATAATATTAATTTTCATAAGTCCTCTCTCATTGCTGCTGCTTCTAGTGTAGCAACCATTGCATTCATACACTCTATTAAGTCATCATATCCAAACGCATTAGTCAATGCATTAATCCTTTCTTTCATATCAGATGCTTCTGGATCTTCTGAAGATGCTAGACACAATCTTGTATAAAATGTTTTTTGTTTGTCAATAAGATTCTTACAATCTTGAATGTGTCCTAATTTTTCCTCTCTATCCATTATACCTAGACGTGATGTGTCTGATGCTATCTCTTGATAATAAGAGAAGATTGATTGTAAGTCGTGTTGAACTTGTTCTGATTTAAAAAAACTCATAACTTTGTTTTGATTGTATTTAAAATTATAGATTTATACTCTTGACAATTCAGTTTTAAAAATGGTTTATATTTAATCACTTTCATTCTTGTATCCTTCCAAATTGGATCTGTTAAAGTTTTATCAAAATTTTTGACAAATCCTAAACATGTTTCAAAGACAACTAATGTTTCTAATGATACATCCCCAGAGAGATAATATCTCATAAGTTTTGGATGTTGACCAGAGGATACACTGAATAGTCTTTCAAATTCTATTGAATATGGAAACTGATTATCATCAAGTAAAAGATTTACATCTTGTTTAAATTTATAAGTGAAAGACTCTTGATGTATTTTCCATTTATTATAGGTATCCTCACTAAAAGATCTGAGATAACCCTTGGGATTGTTTACAAAATTAGCAACGAAATAATGTAAGAGTTTGTTTCCTGTATGCTTTGTTGCTAATTTCTTAAAGAAATAACGGTCTTGTCTTTGTTCAAATGATTTTTCATTTGCACGTACCTTTCCATTATATTTGTAGTAATCATAATCTGGTTTAGTGAAGTGTTGTTTGAGTGAAAGATACATTTTATACACTTCAAATCCAGTCACAATGGCAAGACTCCTTTGGATGATGCTTTCATATAATTTAAACGCTGTGCCTCATGACGCAGACGTTCTTTCAATGGTTTAGAAATCAGTTTAGGAACTGTCTCTACTTCGATCTCATTCTCTTGACAGTATGTAACTACTGCTTCGATGTATGTAATGAGACCATTACTTTTTTTAACTAACCTTTCTATCTCTTGTGAGAATTTAGTAGGTGTAAGGAATTTATCCTCAAGTTTTTCTTTAGGCATTTCTTCCCCTAACAAATTCTTCGATATAGGATTTAAGTAACTGTAAATAGTCATCAAGATTGTACTTCTCAAATACTTGAATAGATCCTTCTTCAGTGGCGATAAGTGTGACAATTTTCTTAACCTCAATTCCAGAACGTTCTAGGAACATCGCTGCGTATGCAGTTTCTTGAACAAAATAGTTCTCGATGTATGCTTCCTGCTTTTCTTTAGTGGACGTTTTAAAATCGATTACTGCTAACTCGCCATTGAATTCAGCAATGCAATCTACTCGACCTGCCAAACCAAGATAGTGTGAATAGAGAAAAGTCTCTAGACAATGTATCTTATTAATTTTGTTTAGTGTAGATTTTGCTGCTTGAAACATTCTAACAGATAATGGATTATTTTCCAAGTATCTGTCAAGATTAAGTTCTCCTTTGAAATAATCTTCTGCAATGTTATGAAATGCTGTTCCTCGTTGAGTTGCTCTAGCAGTAATACGATTCGCCTCGTCCTCACCTATTTTGGTTCTCCAGTCTTTGAAGAACTGTGCGTTCTTAAACGATGTGATTGAGGTTACGCTTGGATAATATTTAGATGCACCAGGAATTGGATAGAAACGTACCCCATCTTTACTCACTGGTTCGACATCAACTGTAATGTCACCAACATCAACGAATTCAAACATTAGAAACCAAGATTATATTTTGAAAGGAGATAAGATTTAACAAGTCCTGAGCGAACGATGTCATTGATATCAAACTCAATACATGAGAACTCAGGCATCTCCTGCAAGATCTTTATGAAGTCTGAGATACCAGACTTTTCATGATCCTTTGTAAGATCTGATTGAGTTATGTCACCACAGAACATGACTTTAGAATCCTCACCAATACGAGTAATCATAGAATCAAGTTCATGGAAATTTAAGTTGCTGAACTCATCGACAATAACAATAGCATTATCAAGAGTGACTCCACGAATAAAAGAAGTAGACCAAAACGAAATAGTTTCTTGTGCACGAAGGTTGTCATAAAGCATCTCAAATGAGTTGTCGTCAGGCATAGAGAACATGTATCTAACCATGTTCTTGTATGGTATCTGGTATAGTGCAGATTTATCTTCATGGTCACCTGGTAGGAAACCAATCTCTCTAGTAGGAACTAGAGACCTTACAATGTATATTTTATCATAAGGTGTAGATTCGTCAAGCACTTCTTGTAAAGCAAGATACAAAGTAATAAAAGTTTTACCTGTACCTGCTGCACCATGTAGTAACAAGTTCTTACCTTCGCTGTATTGAGCGAAAGCTAGTGTCTGATTATCAGTTAGAGGTTTAACCTCTGTCATGTATGAGGAATCAATAGGTTTCTTACGTTTCATATGTTTCCTCGACATACCATTGGGGAAAGTTTTAGGAGCGTTAGTTCCTTTTCGTGCTTTTGCCATTATGTGAAACGAGATAGGTTCGCTTTAGGATGTGCAGATTGAACTTTGGACATGACTTCTTTAAATCCGTCCTCCATCTTAGGTTGACCATAGGTCATACCACCGACACCTGCTTGCCAGTCTTTATCCCAATCGGGATTATCTTTTCTCCACTGATCATATTCTTTCATGGTCATGTGGAGTTCTTGTTTCTCTTCAGTTTTTTTGTTTATCACTGGGTAAGTAGGCATTAGTCTATCCTCAAGCAGGGTTGTAGGTCATTGTAGTAGTCTTCATCAGAGCATTTACATTCATCAGAACACCAACCAAGTGCTTTAGAAATGATTGGGAACTGACATATGAAATGTTCTTTACACGCTAATGCAATTTTCATATGTTCTTTCTGTGTTCCGTTAGCAGAACGCAGATCGATATAATGAATCCATGAGCGAAGTGATCCACTCATATACATTTTAGTAGGTGTTGCTAAAGGTAATACCATTCTAGCACATTCTTTTGCAATACCTGAGTGAAGCATTTCTTTATAGAGTTTCATTCCATCTAAGAAATGCCTCTGCATTTTAATATCAAAATCTTGTTTTGTAAACTCATCAATATCATCAATACTATTTTGTCTATTCTTTTCGTCTTGACGACGTAGTTCTGGAAGAGGAATACTGTCTGCCAGTAGAGAGGAGTCAGCGTACCTCTGTGAAAATTCTTGGTATGTAAATGATCTGTGTCTTAAAACTTGAGCAGCGATAGCACGGTTAGTGTTAATCTCTAGAGTCATGAACGCTTGTTCAAAGACACTCCAATGACCATGCTTAATACAATACTTAAGTAGACCTCCAACATCAGGGTTGTCTTGATTTTTGGGATTACTAACCCTAGCGACATACCCGATAGTTTTTTCTGCATCAGGGGTCACAGATATCAAACATACTTTATTCATACTTTCCAAATAATATTCTAGACATGAGATACAAACCCATTGCTGTCCAGTATCCAATGGTTACAAGACCAAACAAACTTGGCATCAACCAATTCCATAGTAGCATAACAATGGCAGGTTGAATAAAGAATCCGAATAATTTTGACAGTGCTTCTGCTGCCTCTTTATTCTTTTCCTTTTCACTTTTACTTTTGGGTTGAAAGTAAACGCTCATTTTTTGTTTCGTTTTCCTTTCTTCGGTTGTGTTGGATCGTTCCATAATTTAGGGTTGACTATACCTGCTGATTGTGTAAATCTTATAAAGTTTTTTTTATAAAGATCATAATAATAATCAAAAAGATCTACTGCCTTACCTGACATTGCGATGTCAAAACATAATTTGTCATCTACCTTATACTCAACCAGATAGGCGGAGTAAGGTAGTGACTTATCCTTTGCATCATCAGGATTGCATTTTTCTTTAAAGACTCTTACTCCTTTCAACTTCTACCTCCCCATGTAATAGATGGGAATGCTTCAGAGACTACTGTTTTAGTAATTCTCTTATACTTATCTCCCATCTTTCCGTCCTTACATAGAACCAAAAGTTCTGCTTCTTCAGCAGATAATCCTTCTAGAAGTTGCACAAACATAGACTCTCTCTTCAAAGACTTGAGACGATTATCTCCTCCTTTGAAGAAACGATATAGACCTCTATACTCAGATTCAAGTCTAGTATGATCTGTGCCTACAGGAGCATCATTAGGAGTGTATGGAACATCACCTTCGGGGAGTTCTGATACGATACTCTCATCAAAGTTAATGATCATCAGTTGACGTAGTGCAGGAGTGTTGTGTTTCTTCAGCAACTCAACTTTTTCTTTTTTAGTTTTTGCATTTGAGACCTTACGAAGGATCTCACTAATTAGTAACCTAGTGTTACTATTTTCCATTGATCGTGTAGCCATTGTTAGTTAATCATCATCGTCATCATCATCTTCATGTTGTAGAAACCTATAGTCTGGTCGAATATAGATCAATTCATCATGAATCATGTCACCGTCTTCGTCAAACATCTCAGGATGTGTAACTGATTTTGCATAGGCAGCGTTTTCGATGTAATCTTCAACGTACCCTTTTGCTAACCAAGAGACGGTTATACCAAGAATAAAAGCACCAATTGTTGTTAATACTACAAGTGCGATTTCCATAGGACTCTCCTTAGCTAGAGTTATTTAGTATCGTAAAAGAAGGTTAATGTGAGACGTGAGTCTTCAAAGTCAGT